CCATCCTTTGCTTTCTTGACGTACTCTTCCAGCTTGGCTGTTTCAACCAAGAGATCATAGACACCAGCTGGAGGAATAATAAATCCAGGTGCCTCTTCGAGATCATCGAAAGACAGGCTGGAAACTGTGTCAAGATCAAGCAAGGTAAGAGTTGTTTCGTCTGTTACTTTCACTTCTTCCGGTGGCATTGTTGCATCTTCCTTTGGAAAAATTGATAATGGGTGATACCTCTGCAAGTAAATAAGATTAAAAGGTGTGTTCTGAAAAGACATTAAGATTCTTTCACGAGTTTCTCAAACAAAGGTGCAAGATCAAGAGACTTTTCATCCTCCATTCTCCAGCCACCTCTGCTTCCAGTAAGAATATCCTTGTTATAGTTTGTTGCAGAACCTCCTTTATGTTGATTAAGTTTCTTTTCAATGTAGATAATGTGAGAGAAAAAACCTGCACTTAGCATTGAGAAATTCTTAGAACCAATAGCTGGAAAGTATTTCTCAATTGTGTTTTCATCTGTTATTTCATCTGTATCTGCAACTTTACCTTCAATTGTAAAGCGCACACCAATTCTATGAGATGTTGCAATGAAATTGGTATTTGAGCAAGCTTGCATAACACCTAATGCATCACCAAGAACACGCCCAAGCAGGCCAAATTCATCCCAACCAGGCTTGAATTCATAATCTCTTCCTTTTGTGCTATATGCAATGATTGAACGTGTAAGTTGTGAAAGATTGTCAATGATTACACAATCAGTTTTGGTAAGAGTCTTAAGGTTAAATGGCTGACCAGAATATCTGGCAATCTTACCTTTGACTTCTGCGCCGGCCACAGTTTTACTTGGTTCTCTAACTGCACAATCAGTGCAATCAACCTTACCATGCTCTTCACATATGATGTTATTTCTGTAGGATGTGAGAATCTTCATTATTGTTTCCATGCCCATTGGAAGATCACGAGTGTCTGGAATCGTGTAAACAATAATCTTCTCTGCCTGTTCTTCTGTGAGAATCTTGTCTTTCAACATTGTTATGAGGGTTTGCCGGCCATTCTCTAAGGTAAAAAAGTGAATATTCTTAATATATGGAACCTTAGCAATGGTTGCAGCCAAGCGTGTCTTACCAGTCTTGGGATCACCATAGACCAAAAGATTCCAGCAATCAAGAGGTTTACCTTCTTGCTTTACTGCCTTTGCTATCTCTGTTAGTCTCATTTTCTTTTACATATCCTAACCAAACTAGCTTATTATAGGTGCTATCTGCAAAGTTGCGCTGTCCTTCTGAGAAATCTTGATTTCTTTTTATGCGCTTAAGGATATTAAGAACAAACTTAAGCTCATATGTGTTTAGGATATCAGGAATATCTGGGCCGTTTGTGAATGTTTCAAGAGTGAGAACAACTTGCTTAAAAGAGTCTGGGTATAACTGCATGTTGTTAAGCCTTTGGATTATGTCCTTGTGCCATTAACCAGTCTTGATGTTCAATTATTTCATCAGGTTGTGATGGATGTAAGGGAAGTCTTGCAGTTATGAAAGCACATTGCAATGGAAAATGTTTAAGAATATCAGAAAAGCGCTTATGACAAGCATCCCAACCATCTTGGAAAGCAGCTTCATAAGCATCTTCATTATTACCGATAACCTCATCAGTCATTGACATGATTGTCCTTTAGGTATCTTTGCCAATAGTCTCTTGAATGTCCTTCCTTACATTGGAAGAAAAGTCTGAAAAGTTCTTTCTGATTGCTTCTCTTGCCATAATGATAGCCATTGACTGTAGTGCAAGACAAGCTTCTGTGAGATTATTAAGAATTTCTTTGTACTGCTGATCTTGAAGCATGTTGTTGATTGTTATGTCACGCAAGCAATTCTGTGCAGTTTTGAAGTGTTCTGCAAACTTGATATTGTCGTCAGGTGTCATGGGATTCTTGTGTATGCTTCAATGATGCTTTTCAGATTAGGAGGCTGCCAACCAATTGGCTTTAGAACTTTGCCATCTGCACGACGCATGACTATTAAGTTGCCATCCTTATCTGGTTGAGCTTTTGCCATATTTGATCTATGAACTTCATCAAATAACATATTACGTGGAAGTCCAAAGAGATTGGATAGGCCATCAATTACATACACAGAATCAACTATGTCGTCGGCCAACTTAGTTACATATGCTAAACGAGCTTCTTCTGAACTCATGTAGAACCCAGGTTGAACAAGTAAGTCATTAAGTGTTTGACGTAATTCAATGTTTACTTCTTCATTTATAAGACGTGACCAAAGTTCAACCTGTTGTAAGAATTGAGGATGTGTCAGCATACTAGATACAATAATACTGCGAAGCATGTAACGCTTCATCTTACATAAGTCCATGAATTCTGCTTGTAATTGATGATGCGGGAGTGTCACCGAATTCATTCAAATCCTTTTCGGAATGCTGCTCGCATTGCGTTATTGTACTGCCTTGTTTCAAATGTTTGAACACAGATTCGCTTCTGTGAGCCAACAAAAATTTTCCATATTGAATATTCGTGATAGTGAGATTTTGCTACCATTTGAGCTTCTTCAAGAGATGAACAGTAGTCAAATGTATTGAGAATGGGTGATTGTATTTCATAGATACAACCTGTTGCATCTGGATGAATCTCTTTGTGCTCTCTTGTTACGTGTTTGTGTTTGGTTGATTCTTCTATTTCATCAAAAGCTTTGCTCAAGAGATCGTCAAGAGTTGTCATTTCGGTATCCTTTTGAGATGATCGTCGATGATGTCTTTAAGTTCAAATACAAAGTCATATTTCTGCTTATCTTCTTGCTCCTTGCGTTGTAAGTCGCCGGCTGATGTTGAACAAAAACCAAAATGTGTGCAAACCTTGCCAAACTTGAGACAAGAATGCCCACGCATAGGAAAGATTCCCAATTCATCCATCTTATTGAGTCTTTCAACATCCATTCCTAGTGTGTAGAACCACTTGAGCCTATCAATGATCGTTTTGTTGAATGGAAAAAGCTCAATATCGGGAATAAAATCTTTGTTATTCTTATCTCTACACACAAGGTATAGAGTGCCAAACTGATTTTGGTCAGCACCAACGATCTTGTCAAGAATAATAGAATAACCCAATGCCTGTGCTGAGTTTTGATACAATGGACGTAAATCTGCAATTTTGTATAAGGTAGTCTTAACTTCCAAGACCACATAGATTTTAAGTTCTTTGTCAAAGAGAACAAGATCAATATGCCCTGTATAGAACCATTTGTTGTCAATTTTGATTTTGAATGATAGCTCAATTGCTGGTTTTCCATTGAATGTTGCTACCTCGTAACGCTGTCGTATCTTATCAAGCTTGTCTTTTGATAAAACAAGATTGTTAAGAGTACGTGCTTGTGAGATTGTTGGAACACGCTCCAAGTCCTCCAGCTCAGGATAATAAGCAAGCCATATAATGAAAAGTGCCAGATCAAGATTTCCTGTGAGAATGTATGCTTGAATGCCGGCACCATATGCTGTTCCCCTAACATGCCAAGGCATTTCTTCTCTGCCATGAATACTTGGATTAAGAAGAAGGCGATTAAGTTGAAATTTACGCTCACATTCATGGAAATCACCAAGGAGAGAATAGGACAACTGTTGAGGATTGTCTGAGTGAAATGGTTTCTTAAGCAGTTGTGCTATATCTATTTGGTAGTCCATCTTCTTTTAGCTCTTGTGGAACCAGTCATTGATGAATTGATTCCAGCAGTATAAGACAAGAGAAAGATAGAGTCCTGTGATTAGGCCGGCAAAGAAGGCAAAGTATTCGTCTGTTTGCATGTTATTGTTGTGAAATGAGTTTGGCAAACTCAGTTGCACTTTGATAAGGAAGATCGTTTATATCTTCTTTATCTGGAGATATATCAGAGTCATAGATAATATCAACACTGTCTCCATTGTGCTTGCTTACCCGAAAGGACTTATCTGAGAAAACTTCAATGCAAAGCACTTTGTTTTCTGCATCAATTCCAAGAGCTTGTTCAACCTTGTTGAGCCATATACACAAATCTTGTGTTGATTTCATTTTGATTTCCTTTGTCTTTGTTTGAATGGAAAGTTTTTTGGAGCAAGACCTTCACGAAACATTACGACCAATCTAACTGTGGTTTTTGCACCTATTAAATTACGCATATGGCGTACTGATTCGGTAATGTTATGATGATTCTTATTTAGAATTCTGGCAATTTCTTTACGATTATTACCTTCTGCAAGAAGTTGAAGAATTGCTAATCTGGTTTTTTTAGAATAGATCATTCTCAAGTTCTTTGAGAGTATCTTCATTAGAGAAATCAAACTTCTGTTTCTTTTCTTTTGATTTGCCAGAAGATTGCATCTCCAAGTCCCGGCCTGTTATCTTCATTAATACACGAACACATTCACCAATATCTTCTGGAAGAAGCATTGCACAAGCTACAGGATTTTCCTTAAGAGCCTGTTTAAGTTTCTGCATTGCATCCTTAAGAGGTTCCCCATCTTCTGTCTGTGACAATTGAGATATCATGTCTTTGATATGTTGCATTTTTACTGTTGAATCTTCTGTAAGAATGGTGACTTCGTTGTTTTCAGATGTCATATTGATTAGTAGCTCCAGATTGTTGGACGTGGTTGACCTGCTGCATTTGGTAAATCATCTCCATGAATGAATCTGTCATTACCTTTCTGATTGACACCAATTCCAGTGAAACCGACAGCCAACATAGCTTTTACAATTGTAAGAGCCTGTTCTCCACGTGTCTTGATGTTGATTGCTCTGCCTGTTGTATGTGGCCCAGTTAGTCCTGTTGTAGATACTAAGGCATTGTATTTTGGACAGCGTGCTGTACTTGTTACTATCCAAGGAAAACCTGTAAGTTCTCTTGCCTTTTGCACCTTGTTCATGAAATCTTGCTTAGGCAACATTCCACAGCCACACTTACAAGCAAGTTCTGATACTTTGAAGTTTGGTGTCATGTTGATTGTTCATCCTTCATTCTTTGTGGTAATTCAGTATTTATCCGTCTTACAAATTCTTGTAAAACAGTAGCTGTTTCATACGGTGGTTCTTCTGACTCAAGAAGTGTATTAAACATTTCAAACCAGAGTTTAATCCACAAATCTTCTAAGTCTGTAATAGAATAATCTTTGAGAGGCATACTAATCCTTTGCAATTATCATCTTGTGAACCTTCACGGTTGGTTTGTGCTTCAGAATGATCTGAAGCTTGATCTTTTCTTTTTCTGTGAAATCCTTGTGTTCAATGAATTCCAAGGTGGTATCGTCCGGCCTGATCCCAGCAGATTTCAGCTTGGCATTCTCTTTTGCTTTCAAACTTGAAAGTTGCTTACGAACACGTAGTTCATCAACCTTGTCAATGACAATGATAATATCTTCTTTATCACAAATGCTATTCCAAAGAGAGGCAAGCGTGAACTCACCGCTTTCAGTGTTGTTGTTATCAAGATTGTCAGATGCAAGTAAATCCTCAAAGCTTAAATCTTTTGCCTTGTGAATTACTTGTGTTTGTTCCTGCTGTGTGTGGTTGTTTGGTTGCTGTATGTTGAATTTGCCCATCTGCTTTAGCCTCTCTTATTTCCTTATGTATGTTTAGTGCAATTGCATAGTGAAAACGCAAGAATGGATCACTTGCTCTTAGAATCTCCATTACCTTGTAAGGCCAGCCACAATCAAAATGTGGATTCTTTAAATTATCAAGAGTGCAACAATGACAACCATTTCTTACATTGCCACCTGGTATTTGCCCAAATGAAGTTAAGCACTTACGACAAATATCTGGTGCTAATGAAGATGGATATTCTTCATAATTTCCTAGGATTAGGAAATTCCAATCTTCTCCTATCCTGTCATAATTAAAATCTATTACGTCTAGGAAACGTGCCATTAGTTTAAAGTTCTGAAGATGTGGAACGTAAAGCAATTTATTGTGTCCAATGTATATGACAAGTAAAGACACAACATTTTTGTGAATCTGAGAGTTCTGTAAATCAGTGAATGACAAGATGATTTTCTTCTCTTTCAAAGATTACAAAGTCTGCAAAATCTTCATAAGCAAGACTAACAATATCTAATGGTCCCATTTTACGAAAAATGGATGGGTCAATTAGATAGTGCATGTTAAGTGTGTGACCTAAACCTGATATACAGGCTAGGATTTCATTGTTGTGAATAGGACAGGTAAAGAGATTGATACTTAGACCTTTGAAGCCAAGAGAACGTTGTGATGCTGCCTTCTTCTTAAAGAGTTCAACTGATTCATCTTCAAGAATTGATCTTCTTATAGGATCTGGTTGTTCATAGACTATCATGATCTATACCTTAGATTTGAATTTGTCCATTGATTTAAGTTGCTTGACAGAATGTTTGCCTATCTCTGCCATAACAACAACTCCATTAAATTTATCAACAATAAGAACCTCAACCTCTGTTTGCATTGAGAACTGTCCTTCATTAACTTTGCGCTGAATGTTGGCAATGATCTTTGATAGTGTCATGGCACCACCGGAACAGGTTCATTAAGGGATATTTCAGAGTTAAACCACTCAATCTTTTCTTGAATGGAATTACCTTTAATTCTTTGATTGTCAATGCCACGTTGAACCTGATTGCACAGGTCAACAATGATACAATACTCTCTTGCACGTGTCATTGCTGTATAGAGCAATTCACGTGTAAGCATGATTGCATGTGACTTATGAACCAATAGGATTATCTTGCGCCATTCACAACCTTGTGCTTTGTGAACAGTTAAGGCATAACCTAATGAGAATTTGGTTTCGCCAAAATCGCCAGCCGTCGAAAGGACTTCTGTTGCTCCATTATCAAGGATGACTTCAATGACATGGGAAGCTTCTTGTTTTTTCTTTTCATTCTCGTTTGGTATCTCGGCAACATTAAGATTAGCATAGCCTTCCAATACTAACTCAATGTCCTCATCCTCTCTATCTCTGTTGCCAATAAGAACAATTCCAAAGCGTGTTAGCTCTGTTGATGCAGGCTTTGGAACCTTTCCTAAGTAAGAACCATTGTGGTGTATCTTTGTTATGTATCCATCTTGTTTATCAACCATGACACGATCACCAACTGCCAAATAGAGGCGTCTAATTCCAGCAAGAACCTCATAGACCATTGCGTTACGTTGTTTGCCTATGAATTGTGCAATGTGCTGATTTAATACAATTGTGCCTGCCTCACCCTTGTTAAATGGACTTATAATCATGTCTTGTTCAGGATCGTATTTCTTACTTCCATCCTTTTCAGTTGTGTTATACCATGTTTTAAGTGAGTTCACAAGTTGATTAACACAACCTGATTCTGTTGGCATTGTTGTTAATGCTTTGCCTGATACAACCTGAAAGAATGGACGCTTATCCTCAAGTTCTTGTCCCTTTAAACAACGATGTGCATTGTAAATGATGGGAGATTCAAGAGCTTGACGATAAACTTCTGTTAGTTCAACAACAGGAAGCAAGATCAACGCATAGTTAAGCATTGATTTAGCAAAGATGGGAGGCAGTTGGTTGATATCACCAACATATATGATCTGACAACCAGGCTTGAGTGCATCAAGTAGTTTCATGCCTAGATCAGTTCCAAGCATTGATGATTCTTCAATAACAAGGTGAGTTAGGCCCAATGGTCTTTGACTGTGGCGTTGCGGTTCAAAGCGCATTGTGTCATACCATTCACCAGTTTCTTCATTTTGCTTTTGAAAGAATATTGGTTCATATTCTAAAAGCTTGTGAATGGTTACTACGTTATACATCAACTCACGTTCTAGCTCAGGGTCTTTGTGTAATGCACGTCTAATATTATCAGTTGCTCTGTTTGTATAAGAACAAAAAGCAATACTAGGCGCAATTACTCTATCTCCACCGGGAAGTTTGAAATCATGTGTTCCAAGCTTATCATGCAGAAGTAAGCGCTTTGCAATTTCACGACAAGCTGTTGTTTTACCTGTTCCTGCTGCACCTGTTAGACAGAAAGATTTGCCATTTTCTGCATATTCAGCAGCAAGCATCTGTTTTGCATTAAGTTCAATTGTTAATGCAAATGTTTCGTGCTTGTGCGTTCCTTCATTGCCTCTTGCATCTTTAATTGGTTGTTTAATTGCCTGTAAAGGTTTGTCACTGCTTGAATGCGGAATAGGTGCAAGAGATTCTGCCTTAGATGTTGCTTGCGTAAATTTATCGCCGGGCTGTATCTGTTCATACGGAGATACCGTAGTCTGGTAGTTATCTTTGGTTTGTATCCGTGGAACTTCATCATCTTTTTGAAGAACTTGTAATTGAAATTTCTTTGTTGCTGGTTTGCTTTCTTCTTTGACTTGCTTACTTTCAATTCCTTTTGTCTCTGTCGCAACTGTTTTAGTATCTTGAACATGATTGATTCTTTTCCCGTTGATTTCATCATCAAGTTGTTTACGGAATTGTTTTCTTAACACTTCCCTTTCACCTAAAGAAAGTGTATAGAAAGCATTTCCTATATGCTTAATTGCTCTATCTTGAGCAATCTGCTCTTTTTGTTTGTCTGATAATGTAAGGTTGGATAGTAGGTTCATGCTAGGTATCTTTCTATTGCAAATTCGTAAATCTTAATTGCAAATGGCATACTAATCTTGTAAACCATGCAAATATATTTGACTTGTATGTATTTAGGTAAGTCTTTTTGTTTGGTTCCAATATCTTTAATTACTGATACTGGAATATCTACTGCTTGATCTGTTGGCGATACAAACTGAAAGTATTGAGAATTATCACCAGTGGCAACAAAGCGATACTTGTAGCCATCTTTTATGTAGATAAAAATATCTACTATAGCCATTGTGCTATTTCCTGTTGATTACTTGACGTGGAACAGAAAAGATATGTCCGTTGTTGCACATCACACGGACATGTTTGGTTGATATTGTTTTGCTTTTTTGATTGCTTAGGATTAGCCAAGCTTCTGCAATAATGGGAATTCTTTGCCTTGCACAGTAATGACACGGTGCAAACTGTAAGCTTGATACTTCTATGTTAGAAAGAGTAGTTGACCCCATTGAATCAATCATTGTTATCCTTTTCATCCTTTATGACTTGGGAGGCAAATAGATTGAATTTGCGCTTCTGGCCTTTCCATTCTCCAAGATCAGATTCAAGCTCATGTGAGAATGAGCTTAGGCTTAATTCCATTGTCTCAGTCTTTGTTGTTGCAAAGATATTAGCAAGTTCTTTGCCTAGCTTATCCTCGCCAAAGCTTTCAATAATCTGGCGCGATATCTCAATACGCTTTTCTGTTCCAAGATACATGAAAGCATCAAGTTTGGAATAGAGCATATCGTAAAAGACTTGAGAATGAAAAGGAACAGGATATTTGGTCTGTAGCTTGACAAGTATTTGCTTGCCCAGTTTTTCCCGGCCTGTTGCTTGTCTGTGCTCTATGTCAGCATTGCCACCATAGATACGGACTTTAGCATTGCTCTTTTCATTGCGAGTCTTGAGAATGGTTCCTGCAATTCTTGTTTCACCTTCTGTATCGCCCTTGCATACCTTGATAAAGTTATGCAGCATGATCTCAGTGCGATCTGCAATGATCTGTTCTTTTGTCAGTGAGATAGGAGCATTGTAAAAGTCATACAATGCCTCCGGAATAAGGTGCAATTGCGGCAGACTGACAGCAGATGGAAGTGAGTTAAAGAACCTAACAGAAAATGACAGGTTTTCCACCTTGATTTTCTGTAGGCACAAATTAGCTTTCACGTAGTCACGGCAAACAATAAGCTTTTTGTGTCTAAGAATTGTAAGCAGCATTCCTGCAAGAACTTGTGCGGTAAGTTCTGTTTCGAGGTATATTCCTTTCTTGGAATATGCCCTGATTGTCTCTTGCACATTGGAATAGAAGCTTAGAGGATGTAAGACTTCAAGGTTAAGCTTGTCAGGGACAGGTAATTGACAAGAGAATGAGATACCTGTTTCTGTGCATGTGACTGTAACAAACTCATGCAAGCGAACAAAACAGGCATCATGTTCAAGATTGCGCTTTTGCCGTAATACCTCAGTTACTTGTGTCTGTAAGGCAAGAGTCTTGCGTTTTGGTTGATTTGGTTGTGCTTGTGGCATCTTATCTTGCGCCAGCCTGACAGCATCTTTGATGCTACCAGAGATAAAATACTCAATGAATGAATCATTGGGCTGCAATGCCTTGATCTTGCTGCGCTTGATATACTTGCTACGTGCAAACAAATCATTTACACCATGCCAACTGAAATCATTCAAAAAATCGTTTATATCACTCTGTTGTGCCTCAAGCGTTCTGTATTCCTTATCGCCAGCAAAGCGATAAGATAAGACAAGCAGGTTTGCTTTGCTTGTGCCTATGGTTGGTTGTGATTGCATTAGGTTTCCTTTGGTTCTGTTAGTGTTTGGTTGTTTGCTTTGTTAATTCATTGTTGACAACCCAATTTTCGCATAGTCGGGATAGGCGTGTCAAGGGGTCGGAGCACCTATTTTGCGCGAAAAATCAAGAACTTACCGATGTCCCGGACTGCGGGATTCCGACCCCTCATCCAGTTCCCCCAAGTGACCTGTTGGGGTTATATCAGGTTATCATAGCCTATTATCCTGTTGTCTCTGCATACCCTATTGTATCTATATCTGTTAAGGATGTGTGCATTTAACAGAATCACCTCTTTTCTCTTATTATTATTAACCTATATCAATTTTAATAAAGATATTTCTTGTATCCCACATCTGTATATCTACGACTCTCTGCATATGACGGGATAGCAGGATAGGATAGATAATCAGGTAATCAATATATCTCTGCATATGTCAGGTATAGGCCACTTCGGGGGATAGGGGTACCGGGCCAAAATCCCGCAGTCCAGGTGATCCCGCAGTCCTGAGCGTTGCAGCTCGGTGCTGTCAGGTCTTTGTTGTGATCCCATGCGGAACTTGTTGACTTGCTCGTGGTCATACTGTAGAATTCACTTTGTCGTAATGGTTTGATGGTTCGCCAGTCTCGCAACACGTAACAGAGACAAAGGAATCAGCGCGCAACAGGTTGTTAGGTTGCTCATGCAATGGCAGGCTACGTTCCCATGCCTGATTGCAAATGGGAACAATCAAACGGAGCAAAAAACATGACTGCGTTTTCGAGCAAAATGAAACTGGAATTGAGCAAGACCATTCCGACTGGCAAGCTTGACAAGAAAGGCAAGCCGGAAAAAGAGCGCATCGTTGTTGGATACGCAATGGTGCCGTATCCGTCGCTTGCTGATTTCGGAATCACAGCAACGCAAGCGAAGGATGAAAAGGGAGTGCTTCAAATTGGCGAGGACGGAATCCCTGTTTACGCCGATGACAAACACGATTACCTGCAACAAGCAATTGCCGCAAGCGTTGCTGCGAAAGTCCGCAATTACTTTAGCGGAACAATCAAGGCAAAGCCTGCAAAAGAGGATTTGCTTTCTGTCCTGAGTCCCGATGCTGGCAAGCAATTGCCTGTTGACTTCGAGACACTGACAGCGGAAAGCGCACGTAGCGGCGAAGCACTCAAGCTGCGTCGTGAGGCGAAAGCAGACTTTGAAGCTTTCCTGCAAGGCAAGAACAAGAAGGCCAACGTGGTTGCAGCACTGGGCGAATTGTTTTACAACTCCGCCCGCGTTCTTGGCAGCGCATCACCCAAGTATGTGGAAGCACTTGGCATGCACTGTGAAGAATGGAGCAAGGGATTGACCGCAGAGAAACAAGCGCGGTTTGCTCCTAAGCTTGCGGAACTCAATGAATCGCTCAATGCGGCTGTTGAGTCTGAAGAACTTGACCTATCCTAACAAGGGATAGGCTCTTGTGCAGAGTGTTGCACTGGTTCACAAGACTGGTGCAGCACTCGACACAAGAACAACAAACGACAAGCGCAATAACCTAGCAATGATGATGTCATAATAGGAGTAATTCACAATGAACGAAATGCAAAGCAATTACGTGGAATACGCTGACACACAGCACGCTTCTAAGTTCTATGATGCTGTATCAAGACTACACAAGCTTGCTGACAGCAAGCAGGGACAAGCGTATCAATACCTGCACCTCAGAATGAATGCCAAAGAGATTGGCGCTATCGTTGCTGTGCTCAGGTTCGGACACTACATCGCAGGTAAG